AAAACTAGCAATCCAATCATCCGAAGATGGCGTATGGCTGACCTTTTCGACTGCCGGCGGTCGGCACTCAAGCATCAATCTGCCGTCCACATTCGGTCGTGAACGGAGCATGAACGATGAAACAATCCGGCAATGGTCGGAAGAATATGCGCGCCTAAACCCACCAACAAAATGAACGCACAGCAATATCTGGAACACTGGAAACAAGGCGAGGAGCGCGGAGAACGTCCGCCGTCTGAAACACCAAGAACGGATGATGAAATCTGTCTGGACTCTGACTGCAACGCCGTGCTGTGGCGTGGTGAAAATGTCGTAATGGCCGATAATAAAGCGCCTGCGCGCCGCCTCAAAAATATGAAAGCTACAATCGAAAAACTCAAATACATAGAAAAAGGAATGAACAACGCTCTCCATTGGGAGAGCGTGAACGGCGACTTGCTGCGTCAATTTGCAATGTGGCACAAACAACTAAAGATGGCAGTCCACGAACTCGAACAGGAATCCAGCGCGGCTGGGGCTGACACCGCTCGACTCGACTGGCTGGATAATTGGGGCTACGAACTCGAAGTGCCTAAATCATGGTCGGTGGAGCTTCCAAGCGACCAAACAAGCAACACTCGCAACATCAGAGCAGCAATAGACGCCGCCTTAAAAACTCACGAAGAAAAAACAACCGTGGCCGAGCCGTCTAACGAGAAAGTTCAGATATGAGCGGTAAAAATTACAGCCAATGCACCAAGTGCAAAAAGTGGTCAGTAGATGACGAGCCGTGCGAATGTAAGGGACAAAGCGAATTATCTGCAACACCTTGTTCGGCGGTCGCGTCAGATGACATCCAAAAATGGCGCAAAGCGACACGCCACGCCTTCGCAAAGCACGACCGAGCAATGGAAAACTTCATGCGCTGGCGATTCGCTTGGCAAGGCAAGGGGCGCCGCCGATTGAATAAATGGATGCGCGAGGTGGAACGCACCCTATATGCAATCCCCGATCCACCAGAAATCGAAACCGCGTAGCCGAACATACCAAGCTGAGACATCGGCGACCCGCGATGTCCAGCAACCAGAAACCTTTTATGAACGAAAAAGAAACATCCAACGCCGATTGTCTCCAGCGCCTTGTTAGGCTTCTCAAGGGGTCTGCTTACCAACTTTGGTGCGCGTCTCTATGCGCGGGGCCGGAATCAATCCATGAGCTATTTGAGGAACTCAGAAACCCAAAGGTCGGAGACCTCGTTATGGAAACCACAACGCACATGATGAAATCGCGTGATCCGATTGAAGGCATCGGAACACTCATAGCAGTCGGAGACGCTCCATACTTCGCCACCCGCGAAGAGGCGCGTGCGGCTGGCTACGGAGACGACGAGCCTATCCCGACACGTAAAGTATGGGACATCACGCTAGATTTCGACGGCGGGCGGCCTTTCCGATGGGAAAACGCGAACTTCATCAAGGTAAAGGTGGATAGGAAGCCTAACAGTGAGGTCAGGCACGGCGGAGCCTGACGCCCGAATTAACCCGCAGCGCAACCCGCCGTTGCCTGCACCGATTTGTTATCAGGATTTTTATGAGTGAAGAAAATGACAAGCAACTAGAGCGGACAAAGCAACTGTTCGATTTCCTGCAAGGCAAAATGCCGGAAGGAACTCATGTGACCAGAAGCCACCGCCCAAAACTCACGCCCGACCAAGCATGGACGGTCATCTGGTATCTCGGCAACGAATACTGGCAAGTGCCTGACTATATCGAACGCTGCGACATCTGCGGCGACCTCTATCACACATGGCAGGAAGGTAACTGCCTCGACTACGGAAAAACTCCGCATCACTTCTGCGATAGCTGCATGTCGAGCGACGAATACGCACGGAAGGCAGCGGACAAACGGAATCCTGATAACGGGCCAAGCTCTGCCACGCGCTGAATTTTATGAAACCAAACACAAGAGCCAAAGCCTCACCTAAAGCCGTAACCCGCGTTGGCAGCAGAGCGGTGTTAGCTGCGAACGTGGAAACGATATGAGCTACGAAAATACAAGCTGCCCCTGCGGCGGCAAAAAGCCAACGGACACCATGCTGTGTGATGACTGCGAGGCATACCTCGCCAACCATCCAGCGATGAAATACTTCAAAGACCCGCGAGAATCAGTGGAGTCTCGCCGGCAGTCGGCAATCATACTCGTGACAGTCGCCCGTGGCCGAAAGCGACATCTCGAAAAACAACTAGCAGCTAACAAAGCAGATATGCCTCACCCAAAATTAAACGAATAATATGGCCCGCTACAAATCAAGCAGTTACGGAAAGAAGGCGTATATTTCAAGTAAGATTCGTAATTTCTATCGCCATAAGGCGGCAGCCGAATTGATTCCTGAAAACTCAAACGTGTTCGTGCCAAAGGTAAAAGCTGATGCCGTGATAATAATACGACTTCGGGGCCATCCTCAAATGCAGTTCAGTAGCTACCGGACGCCGTGGAATTCGTGGACAATTTCGCCAACCCTGGCCGGCCAGAAAATTCAACAAGCCATGATCGGCTACGCGGCAACGCCATGAGCCTAAAAAATTACAAACCAAAAACGAAGAAGGCGCCTTGGACGCGAACACCGTCCGGAAAGCGGTTGTTGGCTTCTGCGGCTGCTCGCAAGCAGAAATCCGACGACAAGAGAAAAGCTGAACGTTCATCGAAATCCTTTGCGCAGCAGTTTCTGAGTGGCGTAGAGGAAAAGTTTGGCAAGCCATTCAAAACGATTCGAAGCGAAACCCTGGCACATCCCGGAAAATCTTTGGCACGTCTGACAAACTGCCGCCCAAGCCTTGAAACTTATCTTTTCCGTGCCACGTTCTGAACATGGCACGCTTAAAATCGCGTAAGGAATGTCCGCCCAATGGCTTTTTGGTAACCATCACAGCGGCGAACCAAAAAGAACCCAAACAATTCTGGTCTTTCGACGAGGCCGTGGCCTGGTTTCAGGGTATTGCCCTCAGCAATCCGCAACTGAACTTGCCCACGGACCCGGTCACCATCGGCAACTTCATTGACCAGCAAAACGCCTTGCGCTGTTTGGCTATTTCCGGTGCGGATGCTTATGTGGTTCAGAAAGGAGGGCCGGTCCATCAGGAAACAAAAAAAGCGACCCTCCTAAAGCCACTCGTTGTTGTGGGGGATAAAATCCGGCAATTGTCCGCCGGGGTTTCACTCCTGGAAGAATGGCAGGACCAGGGCTATCCCACGGTTCCCGCCGCCGAAGCTGATCCGCGCGCGGCCATTTGTGCCTCGTGTCCCCAAAACGGCTTGGGCGATTTAACCCGCTGGTTCACCATCTTTGCCAGTGAACAAATCCGCCGCCGCATTGAAACTGCTCAAAAATTGGAATTGAAAACACCGTCCGATGACAAGCTCGGCATTTGCGAAGCCTGTTTGTGCCCGCTCAAACTCAAGGTCCACGTCCCGCTGCCCCTCATCCAAAAGCATCTTATCCCCAAAACCAAAGACGCACTTGACCCCCATTGCTGGGTTTTGAAATAATCAGCCATGAGCGATTGGAAAACCATTAACCGTCATCGTATCCGCGAAGGCTTTTTTGCTAATACTGAGGCTGATGAATTTAACGGCACAGCAATGATTCCCATCAATGGTTTGCCGGTAAAAATTATTTTCTCGGATGGAATGGGATGGCAGCACGTTTCTGTTTCTCTCGCCAACAGCACCTTCACCCCGTCTTGGGAAATTATGTGCAAAGTTAAAAAGTTGTTTTGGGATGATGACCAGTGGGTTGTCCAATTTCACCCCGCTAAAAGTGAATATGTAAACAATCATCCCGGCTGCCTGCATCTTTTTAGACCGACTGATGGGGTTTTTCCAGTCCCGCCAGCTATCTTGGTAGGCATCAAAACCGAAGAAAATAAACCCTGATGCTCTGCGTCTTTCCAGTCCATGACGGGGACACTTTTTTGCTGCTCAACCTGCTCCGGTGGATCAAGCAACTCGGCGGCTGTCCCGGTCACTCGGCCCTGGTTGTCGCCGACGCCGGCCTATCCTGGCCCCATGCCAAGGCCATCATTGACCGGGTCAGTGAAAGTTTCGACCACGTTGAATTTATCACCAATGGCCAGTCCGTGACGGGTTGGATCGCCGGCAGCAATTCGCTCTGGATCACTGCCGCCCAGCATTGCTCGGTCCACGACATAGATGGCTGGCTCTGGTTAGAACCCGACGCGGTCCCGCTGAAAACCGGCTGGCTCGATGCCCTCGACAAAGCCTATCAAAACACGGTGGCTGATTTTCTCGCCGCCCGGTACACCTGCACCCGCGCGGACTGCCCGGTTAAAATGATGACCGGCATTGCCGTTTATCCCGACAACGCCCTGGTGTTTTACCGCGACGTGGCCGAGGCGTTCGACGTGCAACTTTCCCGCAACGCGATTGATTACGTTGAACACACACCCCTGATCCAACAATTCTGGGGCGAGCCGGGTTTGCCCCCCACTTTTCGTGACACTAAAAAAGGTGCGCCCCGCCACGCCTTCACCCTGGACCAACTCGACCCCCAGGCCGTGCTTTTCCATCGCAACAAGGACGGCACCCTGATTGAACTCTTGCGCCATCAATCCCCCCAACTCCTGGTTGCCCTGCCGGTATGCGTCAAGGACGCGGCCATCATGCTTAAATGTCTGGAATGGATGGTGGAGTTGGACGTTCAAAACCCATTTGATTGCCTCATTTCTTCTGACCCCAGCCTGGGTCCGGTCTGGCTGTTACGCCTGCGTGACGCGGCGCAACACGCCTTCCGCAAGGTCTATGAATTCACCTATCCCCGGCCTATCCACGAAACCTGGCCGGATGCCTGCAATGTCACGTTCAGTTCCACGGCTCAACACATCCAGGCCGAATTGCACCGCCCCTGGCTCTGGTTCGAGGCGGATTGTGTCCCGGTCAAACCCAACTGGCTGCCCTCGCTCTGGCTGGAATATCAGAATTGCGGTCAGCCGGTTATGGGGCCGGTGATCCCCGAAGCCGGGCACATGAACGGCACCGCCATTTACCCCGCCAACTTCGCCAATCTCTCCCCCCGCGCCATGTGCGCCTCCGACGTGTCCTGGGACACGTCCATGACTCCCGACCTCGTAGGCCGCACGCACGATTGCAGCCGGATTTTCTGTCACCGCTGGGGCATGGTCAACGGGACACTGCATCCCAGCCAGGGACCGCCCGCGCACTTCTCAACGCCCGGCTCGGTGGACCTCTGGATTCCGCCCGACGCCGTCCTGTTCCACCGCTGCAAAGACGGCTCGCTCATTGACCAACTCCGTGCTAAAAAACAGGCGCAAAAATGACCACCCAATTTTTTACCTGTACCTGTGTCAAGGATTTCACCTGGCTCAAATACTGTCTGCGCTCGGCGGTGAAGTTCGCCCAGGGTTTTAATGGTTTTCGGATTTTGGTCCCAGCCGAGGACCGGGTTGCTTTGGAAAACCTCGTGGCCGAAGTGCCCGGCACCGCTGACTTGCCCGTCATCTGTCTGGGTGCTGATGAATGGCCCGGCTTGGGTATGGTCTGGCACATGAACCAGGTCATGCACGCCGACGAATGGTGTCCCCAAGCTGATTTCGTCGCTCACATTGACCCCGACTGTGTTTTTACCGAACCCGTCACCCCGGACACCTACATCAAAGACGGCAAACCGATTTTGCGCTTTGAAAATTTCAACTTCATCGGTGCCCGCCATCCCGGCGTCGTCCGCTGGCAGGAAGCCACCGCCAAATGCCTGCCGTTCCCCGTGCATTACGAAACCATGCGCTGTCACCCGGAAGTTTATCATCGCGGCCTGTACGCCGCCGCGCGCCAGTTGATGGAACAAAAGACCGGCCAGCCGGTGCCTGATTACATCCGCGCCTGCCGCAACCAATTCCCCCAGGGCTTTTGTGAATACGTCACCTTGGGCAACGTGGCGATGCAACTTTTCCGGGACCAATACCACTTGGTCGAACAAATGGACGACCACGTTACGCCCCCCAACCATCTGCAACAGTTCTGGTCCCACGGCGCCCTCGACCAGCCGCAGGACATTTGGGTTAAGGGTGAGAAAAAAACCGTCACCGCCATTCAAATGCTCTATCAACTCGGATTGACCTGATTATGATTTTCATAGACAAGTGCGAAATCAATGTTTGCCGCCATTGCAACAATCATTGTGCCTACTGCAATCACGGCTCGCCCCTGGCTAAACCCTATTTCATGGACCCGGAAACTTTGCGGCGCGACCTGGCTGCCTTGTCGCCCAGGCTGCATATTGGTTTTCTCTGTCTGCAAGGCGGTGAACCGCTTTTGCATCCCCGCGTCATGGAACTGATGGACGTGGCCAAAGATTCCGGCATTGCGGATCAACACGGTTTCCTCTCCAACGGCAGACTGCTGCACAAAATGCCCGAAGAATTTTTCCGCAAATGCGGCCAAATGAAAGTCGGTGACAAAAAACTCGAATTCCGGGTATCGGTCTATGCAAATTTGGACGTGAAAACGCTGGAAGAACCGACCCGCAAGGCCGAACAGTACGGGTTTGAAGTCCGGCCCGGCAACACCCCCATTTTTTGGAAACTGTTTTATGAACAAAAGGACGGCGGCGCGGGCGTCTGGAATGTTTGCCCCTGCAAGACCTGTTACACCATCCACGAAGGCTATTTTTATCATTGTCCGCTCGCCGCTTTTTTCCCGGAACAGTTTTGGGGACTGGACCCGCACGTTGACGGCTTGCCGCTGGCCGGCCTCACGGAAAAATCGGCCGCCGAATTCCTGGCCCGCCGCACACCCCTGGTCAGTTGCACCCATTGTGCCGGGGCGAACAACAGCCGGAACAGTTGGCATGAAACCTTTAACCGCGAAGAGTGGATGAAAGAAGCCACCGTATGAGCTTGGCCCGAACCATTTCCGAACACCTGTTGCCCGGCGTTGATCCCTACACCAATTTCCCCGCCGCACAATGGGCGGGCTACGAAAACACGGACGGCTCGACCGTGCCCATTTTCGAGCGGGCCATTGACCAGAGCCAGCCCGGCATCATCATCGAAGTGGGAACTTTTTTGGGCGGCAGCGCCCTGCACATGGCAAAACTTTGCAAGGCCAAAAAGTTGGATGCCGCCATTATCTGTGTGGATACCTGGTACGGCGGTTTCGACCACTGGACCAAGGCCCGTGAGAAACTGCATTACCACTTTGGCCGGCCCGCGCTCTACTACGAATTTATTTCCAACGTCATCAAGTACGGACACCAGGACATGATTATCCCGCTGGCCTTGGATTCCGCCAATGCCGCCCGTTACCTGGCCGCTCATGGCATCCTCGCCCAGATGATTTATGTGGACGGCTCGCACGAGGCTGGCGATGTCTTGCGCGATTACGAAACCTATTGGCCGTTACTGGCCAGTGGCGGGGCGTTGCTGGTGGATGACGTGAGCCGGTGGTTTCCCGATGTGGTGACGGATTGGAACCGATTTGCCGACCGCATGGACCTGGCAGGGCTGATCCACGCCGAAGCCGAGAAACGGCTGGTCATCAAACCATGAACCTGCCCCCGGAACTGAGGTTGCCCGACTGCATGGAAACGGCCTTGCGTGTGTTCCTGGACCGGGGCGACATCCAGCAACACGAATGGGAATTGCGCGCTTTTTTCTCGAAGGTACTCAACGAGTTGAAACCGCAACGCACCGTGGAACTCGGCACCTACAAGGGCTGCCAGGCCGCGCTGTTGAGCCAGGTCACCGAAGGCAAGACTATTACTGTGGACATTGACCACTACGACACTTCCGGCGTGATCCCGTATGGCCGCAATTTGGAATTTGTTTTAACCGACGCACGCCTGCTGGGCTGCGCCGAACCTATTATGAAAATGCTGGGCGGCCCGATTGACTTGTTGTTCATTGACGATGGCCATTGCTACGAGGACGATGTCAGCGAGTTCAAAATCTGGAAACCCCTGGTCCGGCCCGGTGGCTGGATTTGTTTCCATGACATCAATCCGCTGGCCAATCTTGGCCCGCACGGGGAACAACAAGCCAATGTGCAAACCGCCCGGTTTTGGAAGGAATTGACCTGCCCGAAAGAAGAAATTATCGCCAACGAAACTCACCGGGCATACCGGGGCGTTGTCCCCCACGGCGGCATTGGCATCCTTCGCGTATGAATGTCTGGCTCTTTTGCATCTGCCGGAATGAGGCGCGCTTGATGCCGTATATTCTACGGCACTACACCACGTTCGTTGACAAACTAATTTTCTACGACGACCAAAGTGATGACGGGACACGGCAGTTGATTGCCGCCTGTCCCAAGGCTGAACTTCGGGACTGGCCGGGCACGCACGGAATTGTGGATGACGAATTCCTGGACTTTGCCAACACGCATTGGCAGGAAGCCATCGGCAAAGCCGATTGGGTTATCTGGATTGACGCCGATGAATTCATTTATCACCCGAACATTTTGGAAGTGTTGGCGCGCTTTCGGAAAGAGGGGGTGGACCTGCCCCGGATTCAGGGGTACACGATGGTTTCGGACCATTTCCCGACCACCAGCGGCCAGATTTACGATGAGATCAAAACCGGATTTTATGATGATGTCTGGTCCAAGCCGGCGGTTTTTCGGGCCGGGATGAAGTGGACCGTAGGCCGTCACAGTTACGACCAGGACGCCGTCAAACTCCGGCCCAGCGACCAGGTCGAATTGAAGCTGCTCCACTACCGTTGTCTGGGAATGGATTATCTGCGCCAGCGCCATAACCGCAATTGGGCCAGAGTGCCCGACCGCTGCCGCCGTCTGAATCTGGGAACCAATTGCGCCCCTTCATGGACCGACCATCATGGCGCAGGTTGGTTTGAAGAAATTTCCAAAAGAAAACTGAGTGATGTAATATGAACGCCAAACCTGTCTGTGTCTCAACGTGGTGTGACGCCCGCAAACATTTCAACGCCTTCATGGCCACCGCCAAGCGCCACGGCATCACCCCCATGAATGCCGACCCCGAATTGTGGCCGGGCCGGGAATGGTACGAAATCCCCTGGTGGCGCAAGAGCGCGGCCCAGGCCCGCTTTGTCCGGGACCACGCCGCCGAATACACGCACTTCCTGTTTTGCGATGCCTACGACATCCTGTTCGCTGCCGGCTGGGACGAAATCCTGGCCAAGTATGAGGCCCTGAACAGCCCCATCGTTTTCGGGACCGAACGCTACTGCTGGCCGAAACAGGAACAAGCTGAACTCTATCCGCCGTCACCGTACAAGACCCGGTTTCTCAACGCCGGCATGTGGATGGCCACCACCGAACACGCCTTGAAGCTGGCCGAAGTTCTGGCGGCGCGGTCCAAGGAAAATGCCGACCCGGCCAAGGTAAACAAACAGTGCGACAGTGGCATTTGCGTTGACCTGTTTTTGTCCAAGCAACTGCCTATCACCCTCGACAACAAATGTTCGCTGCTCTACTGCTGCAACATGGATTCGATGGACCATTTGGTCTTTGAAAATGGCCGGATCAAAGCGGTTGAAACGGGGGAAAATCCCTGCCTGTTTCACGGGAACGGAAACGCGGACCTTACCCGGTTGAGTCCGTGGTTCAACTTATGAAACCAGCAAAAGCCCCAACTTGTTCGACAACAACAACGCCGGTTAAAGTAACCATCCTGCCGAGCTATCGTTATTCCTTGCTATGGAATTTCGGAAAGTCTCAATGCAGTTTCGACACCATAAAGGATGTCACTGGCTTCATCCGCGATAACCTGCCGATGGCAGAATCGCATGTGTCGTCGAACCATAAAACATGAACGTTGTTGTTTGTAGCCTGTGCTACAACGAGTCGGAAATCCTGCCGTTTTTCCTGCGGCACTACTCGACCATTGCCGATGAAATCAATGTCTGGGACGACCACAGCACGGACGGCAGCCGGGAACTTTTGAAGGCTCACCCCAAAGTCATCCTGCACGATTGGGAACACAACGACGGCATCGCCGAAGATAAATTCCTGGAATTTTGTTACGCCATCTATCCGAAATTTATCGGCCTTGCCGATTGGGTAATCTGGCCGGACCTGGACGAATTTCTTTATCACCCTGAAATGGGTTTGGTCCTGGCCAACGCAAAATGGGACGGGCACAAGATTTTGGGCGCAACCGGCTTCAACATGGCCAACCAGGGCTTGCCCCTCGATGACGGCCACAGCCAGATTTACGACTTGGTCAAAACGGGTTGTCTGGCTCCTACCTACAACAAGCCGGTTATTTTCCAGCCAGCTACGGCCATCCGGTGGAGTCGCGGCAAACACCGCGTTGAAAATGTCCCGGAGCAGGTCCACGACGCCGGCATCAAATTGCTGCACTACCGTTACCTGGGCTATGAATACACCAAAAAAAAGAACGCCAGAAATTACGCCCGGTGCGGTCTGGTGACCGGCGACAAGGGCGCAGCGTGGAGTTGTTCCCCATCCTACATGGGCGAACATTCGGCAGAATGGGCCGAGAAAGAATTATTGCGCTTGGCGGTCCCGGTGGTTTAACCTTTCACCACCATGATTATCGTTTCGTCCTTCCGTCCCTTTGAGGGTTGCGCCAATGACCTCTGGCAACAACAGGAAGCTGCCAACCGTTCCTGGGTCCGCCTCTTCGACCGGATTTTTTACTTCAACCATAAAGACACGCGCATGGTTTCGGCCAAAACCGCCTTCCTGCCTACCAACGGCAAACCGGCCATCAAAAAAATCGCCGCCTTTTGTGGCGGACTCAATGATTGGTCCGCCATCGTCAATGCCGACATCATCATTCCGCAAAACTTTCGCCGGGTTGAGGATGCCTTGCGGGGCAAGCCCGCCGGTTGCGCCGTCAGCCGGCGTTACACCCTGCCCCCCGATGGTGACACCAGCGGGGCCAGGCTCACCGACCTGGGCCTGGACTTCTTTGCCGCCACGCCCACGATCTGGCGGGCCGCTGCCGAAAAAATCCCCGAAGCATTTTGTCTGGGCCGCATCAAGTGGGATAATTGGGTGCTCAACTTTTTCATGGCCGAATTCGGCAACCATTGTTACGACCTCACCCCGTCGCGCGTCGTGTTCCATCCCCTGCACGAGGGCCGCGAGGACCAGAATTGGGATTTCCCGAAAGATGACCCTTACCTGGTCAAAAACAACTGGCCGTTCCACACCATTGAAATCTAAAATCACTCAACGATGGCCAGCAACTAACTGGCTTCCGCTGGGACAAGCCTAAAAAGGTATGACAACCACTCCTGAATCGCACCCCTTGACGCAATCCCATTCCACTACAACGTTGAAGGGATGGAATTCACCCATGCTCAGACCGTGGAGCAAGTCGTTTGGCAAATGCGTTTGGCCGACTGGCCGCGCGCTCAGAACCGTGCCCGGATCAATAATCTGGCCAACGGTTGGCCTCCCTACAACGAGTCCGAAGTGTCCGCCAACAAGATTGCCGTCAATTACAATGACCTGTCCCTGTCCAACATTTCCCATGCCGCCCGCCGTCAGTTGTCCAATGCCCTGATTACTCCCGACCCGCTCTTTGCCGTCGAGTTGGATTACGGCCCGGTCTGGCAGCGCCGCGAGTGGGCCGGCCTCATTCAAACCTATCTGAACAAAATCATCCGGCATTCACTGCCCTACATGGAAACCCGGCGTAGCGTCTTTGCCCTTCTGGTCCTGCATGGGATTGGCCCGTCCAGTTGGGAAGATGCTTACAGTTGGTGTCCCGAAGCCGATGGCGTTGAAGATATTTTAGTCCCGTCCAACACGCTGCTCTCACGCAAAAACCTCCCCTTCCTCGCCCGTTACCGTCAGTACACCGGACGCGAATTGTGGGAAATGACGCACCGCCCGCAAGTGGACCCTGGCTGGAACGTGCCGGTAGCCGAGAAGGCGGTTAAATGGGTGGACCAGCAGTGTAAACAACTTATGTCCGCCTCGTGGCCGGAAGTGTGGTCACCGGAAAAAATGGAAGAGCGTATCAAGCAGGATGGCGGACTGTATTCCTCCGACGCCATCCCCACCGTGGATTGTTTTGAGTTTCTGTATTGGAACGATGAGGACAAGCATTCCGGCTGGCGCAAGAAAATCATCCTCGATGCCTGGGGCGAGCCTGGTGTCGGCGGGGTAGGCGGGATGCTCCTGGACAAGCGCGGGGTCAAACAACCCGGCAAATACAACGTCTGGAATTTTGACAAGTCGGAATTCCTCTACGATTCCGAAGAACGTAAAAATCCGGTCTTTTGCGACAAGCTCGACCAGACCATCCACTTTCAGTTTGCCGATTGTTCCTGTGTCGCCCCGTTCCGTTATCATAGTGTCCGCTCCCTGGGCTTTTTGCTTTACTCCATCTGTCACCTGCAAAACCGCCTCAACTGCAAGTTCGACGAAGCTACCTTTGAATCCTTGATGCAGTATTTCCGCATCACCAATCCTACCGATGCCGAACGCGCTTGGAAAGTGGACCTCACTGACAAAAAAGCCCTGCCCGATGGCCTGGCATTTGTAAAGCGCGATGAACGCTGGGAAGTGGACCCCAATATCGTGACGATGGCCCTGCAAAAGAACCGGCAAATGATGGCCGATAATTCTGCTTCGTTCACCCAGGACTACGACATGGAGCAGGGCGAAAACGAAACTGCCACCCGCACGATGGCCAAAGTCAACACCAGCGCCGCGCTTGTCAGTGGCATGTTGAGCCAGGCTTACAACTACCAGAAATATCAGTACGACGAAATCTGCCGCCGGTTTTGCATCCCTAACAGCCGCGATGCCGATGTCCGTAAATTCCGGGTGTCCGTGTTGCGAGCCGGCGTACCCGAAGAAGCCTTGAACGTTGAACGCTGGAATGTTCAACCCGTCCGCGTCATGGGGTCCGGCAATAAAATGCTGCAAATGGCCATGATGGATAAAATCATGATGCTGTATTACAACAAGCTCGACCCCACCGCCCAGCGCCACATGTTGCGTTCCGGCCTGGCCATCACCACCGACGATTACGAACTGGCCCGGCAGGCGGTCCCGGACGAACCAGTAGTCAGCGATTCGATTCACGACGCGCAACTGGCTGCCGGGGCCATGCTGCAAAGCTTGCCCGTGGCCCTCAAGGAAGGCGTCAACCATTCCGAATATGTCGAAGCTCTGTTACTGGCCCTGGCCATCAAGACCCAGCAAATCGGCGGACGCGGCACGCCCATCACCCCGGACGAACTCAACGGCCTGCAAAGCCTGGCCGGCGAGAACATCCAAGGCCAGCCCGTCCAAGGCAATGGCGTCAAAAACCATCTTAACCTCATGGCCGAGGACGAAAAGCCGATGCACGTCAAAGGCGTGCCCCCGGATCACACCGTCAAAGAAAAGGTGAAACAATACACCGATGCCTTGGCCAAGTTAATGAACCAGGTCAAAGCTCTCGCCCAACGCGCCGCCGAAGCCGCCAAGAAACAAAAGGGCCAGAACGGTGGCGGACTCGACCCCGAAACTGCTGCCAAGATACAGGCCACGATGGTCATGGCTCAGACCAAGTCGCAAAACACGCGCGAGTCTCACGCCCAGCGCACGGCCCAGCGCCAGATTCAATTCGAGCAACAGATGGAACAGGACGCCCAGAAACACTTGCAGGAACTTAACCACGACCGGATGAAACAAATGTTTGAGTATGGAAGTGACACCTCAACAAATTGACGCGGCGCGTGACCAGGCCGAAATTGACCGCCAAATAAAGCGGTCCTTTGCCACGCCCCTGGATTTGGCGAAACTGGAAAAAGCCGCGCTCAAAAAGTACCCGCCGCTTTCCCGCCACCCCCAGCCCAAGATTAAAAAACATATCCTGCCATGAATATCGCCATCATAATTATCCCGCACGCCGAACAAAGATACCCCACCGTTGGTGATTGGTTTTTCTTGGGTGACGACCTCCAAATCCGCGTTTCCAAGTTATCGGATTGGCGTTACGAGATGTTGGTTGCCCGTCACGAGTTGGACGAGGCTATTCTTTGCGAACATGAAGGCATCACCCAGAAAGTCGTGGACGACTTTGACGAAAAGTTTGAAGCCGCCCGAACTGCCAATGATGACAGCGAACCGGGGGACAGTCCGCTGGCACCCTACCGGCGTCCCCACTTCCGCGCCACCACTAACGAGCGGATCATGGCTGATGCCCTGGGCGTGAACTGGCAGGAGTACGAGGCGGAATTAAATTCTATGCCGTGAGTGAAGATTTTTCCAGCAAAACCTGCCTTGTCGTGGACCACGGTTTTTTTCTCCCGTTGGCACATCGTTTAGCCGAATCCTTTGGCCGCGTCCTCTACTATACTCCTTGGGAAAAGGGTTACCCGGTCCTGAATGAAGGCATTATTGGGGCCGGCTTTGGTGACATCATCCGGTGCAATGACTTCTGGCGGCTCAAAAAGAGCATTGACCTGTTCGTATTCCCGGACCTGTACCATGCCGGGTTACAGGCTGAATTACGCGCCCAAGGCTGCCGCGTTTGGGGTGCCGGCGATGGCATGAAGCTTGAACTCGACCGCGAATTCTTTCTGAAAAAACTGGGTGAATTGGGTCTGGCGGTTTCGCCCTACAAAACCAAACGCGGCCTGTCCGCGCTGGCGGATTATCTCAAAGACAAAAAGGACCAATACATCAAAGTGTCCCTGTGGCGCGGCTCGTGGGAAACCAAGCACTGGCGCAGTTGGGCCGAAGATGCCGAGAAACTTGACGTGTGGGCTGTGCGGCTGGGCGGGTTGAAGGAACACGTCCCGTTTCTGGTGTTCGATGAAATCCCGACCAAGCTGGAAATCGGCGGGGACACCTATTGTGTGCATGGACAATGGCCGGCCTTTATGTTACACGGCATTGAAAAAAAAGATGAAGCCTACTTTGCCGCCGTCACCAGCAAACGGGAAATGCCGGATGAACTTACGCATATCCTGGATTCATTTACCCCCTTTCTGGCCGAGAATCATTATGCGGCACAGTGGTCAATGGAAGTCCGCGTTACGGATGACGAAGCCTATTTTATTGACGCCACCACGCGCGGCGGTCTGCCTTCCACCGCTTCCTTCCTCAGCGCCAAAAACATCCCGGAAATCCTTTGGCACGGTGCCGCCGGCGAACTCGTTGAGATTGATTACGGTTACAAGTTCGCCGCCGAGTGCATGGTGAAAATTATGGGTGAGGCGGACGCCTGGGCCTCGTTCATCATCCCGGACGAACTTAAACCCTGGCTGAAACTTTCCGACTGTTGCGAACTGGACGGCAAAATCTGGTTTCCATCCGATGGCACCAAACCGATTGAAGAAATCGGCTGGCTCGTGGCCATTGGCGACACCCCCACCGAAGTCGCCCGCAAGATGAACGAACAAGCGGACTTATTGCCCGACAGTGCCGACGCCAGCGTTGAAGCCCTGGCCGACATCCTCCGCGAAATCACCGCCGAGGAAGAAGCCGGCATCAAGTTCACCGACCAGGAAATTCCCCCGCCTGAAATCGTTCTCGAAATGTCAGCGGTTGGCGATTAAGTCTCGTAGCGCGGCTTTCCCCTGGCCCTTGTGATGTTCTAACTGAATCAGAGTTTGGGCTGTCATCGCCCCGACAAAGCTCTTGCGTAAATTGCGCAAGTTACGCACGCGACGGCGAAGGCGAAAGGCCACCCATCCTACCAACACGCCAACACTGACGGAAAACAATGCCATGACTATTCCTGTCCACAGCTGGTCCACTGTCCAGCTATGGATGAGACTGCGCAGTCCTAAACCTACATTCAGGGCACATAACAGGAAAAACATGTGGCTGAACATTTGGTACGTGCGGATGTCTTTGGTCAAAGTAACCAAAAGCTTTTTAACGAATGCCTCCTGCTGGCGGCGTTCCTTTTCCTCTTTATCAATCCACTCGTCCATAAATTTCCTCAAATCCCAGGGTGGGTATTTCCTGTGCCTTCAACCCGTGCAAAGCGATATAGTGCCGGGGCACGTTCCAGACACGGTCGTCAACCACCACCGGCACGGTTGGTCCCAACTCCTTGACCAGCGCCCGGATCAGGTACTCGATTTTCGGGTCCGTGTAATGCAGCGGTTGCCCGCAATGGCATAGTTCAGTTTTTGCCGGCATAAAGACGTGACCGGAATCCTGCCAAACTGCCACCACCATGTCAAGTCGTTTGACAAATCTCAAACTCGGTGGTCGTGTATAAAAGATAATGTATGAGTGAATCGTCCACCGCCACCGTACCCGTATTGCCTGCCTTCCTGCCCCGGCCTGCCGGCGTCCCGGTCGCGCCCTTCGCCATGCAAAAAATTCTGAGCAAGGCCATCCGCAGCCATGCCGGCAATCAAAACCTGGGCAACACCGCCGTCAAAGGCCCGGACAAAATGGGCGGCAAACGCACTGGCGCACGCGGCGCACGCGGCGCACGCGCTGGTAAAACCTCAACCGCAGGAACACGCAAATGAATAAACATCCACACAAATTCCCAAGCCGTTCTTCAACCGCACCACCGCCAACCAAGGCGGGTTTTGAAAAGCGCATTGCCAACCAAGGCCCGGACGTTGGCCGCGAAAGCATTCCCTCGCGCCGGCCAAAGAAAGGCCAGCACAGTCCACGCTTCCTATGAACAACGCCCCTTCTGGCAATCCTCAAAGTTGCGGCAGTTGCAGCCACCCGCAAACACTGGTGAGCCAGGAACCCGTGTACGACCGCAAACTCAAGGTCCATCGCCCGCGCAAGAAAAAGGGCCGGGGTAGCCAGACCAAATTTCTATGACTCCCCGTGAAACATTCCGTGCCAATCGCGCTCTGACACGCGGTTACAACGACTTTATCGGCGGGGACCAGATGCAAGCCGCCCTGGATACCGCTTCGCGGGAACATGACTTGTCCCTCGTCATTGCCCAGGACGTGACCACCGCCGCCGCCAACCGCTGGCGGAAGGAAGGCGCGGATAAGTTCCGCAGTATTCTGGAAAACCTGAACGCTCCAAGCGTTGCCTCCCCCGCCCCGTCCACCAGCCTGCTTGATCACAAGGTTTGATTATGAATCTCAATCTGAAAACATTTTGGAGTCGGGTTAAACCAGACGAATCCGGGTGCTGGCTTTGGACTGGTGGAAAAAACAATCATGGATACGGTCACATGAAGGCGGGTGGAAAGACTGTAACGGCCCACAGAATTATGTACCAAATCGCGCTTGGGCAAATACCCGACGGCCTTTTGGTCATGCACAAATGCGATAATCCGGCGTGCGTAAATCCGAATCATTTGATAACCGGAACGAACGGTGAAAATTTAGCCGACGCCGCCAGAAAAAACCGCATGGTTCACAAGCTGACCCTACAACAAGTTCGGGAAGTTCGCAGACTTTACATGGAGGGTTTTACGCAAATGAAGTTGGCGGAAATGTTCAACATCACCCAAAGCAATGTAAGTCGCATTGTTTGTCTAAAAAGAAGGTATCACGTTTATGGCTGAGACATCGTTAGCACCACCTGCCGCACTGCCAGCCACTCACCAGCCGGGTTCTACCACCGGACCAAACATGGCAGAATCGTTTGCCGGGTTTGATGCCCTCGTTGCTGCACCGCCCGATGAAAAGCCCGTTACTGAAACCAAACCCGTTGACGAAACTAAGCCCATTACTGAGACAAAGCCCGTTGACGAGGCCAAACCCGCTCCTGAGACTAAACCTGCCGGTGAAACCACGCCACCAACCAAAGTCAAAGCTGCCACGTTGAAAGAAGCCCTCGACCTTTCCCGCGCAGAAACCTCTACCTGGAAGGTCAAATACGAAAAGCTCGCTGCCGAATCTGCCAAGCCCAAGCCGGACCCGGAAAAGGATCAATTACTAAAGGACCGTGACGCCTGGAACAAAAGCCGGGCTGACCTTGAAAACGAACTCAAATTCGCCAGCTACGAACGCAGCCAGGAATACAAGGACAAGTACCAACAGCCTTTTCTCAGCGCCTACGAACAGGCCGGGAAACTTGTCGCGGCGATGACCCTCAAGGAACCGGACCAGACCGATGAATTCGGCGCGATCATCGAACCGGGCAAAGCACGCAAGGGCACCGAGGCCGATTGGGAAACTTTGATGTCCATTACTGACGAGGACACCGCGAATAAATTTATCGCCGACCATTTCAGCTACAATGCCGCCCGTGTGACCGGATTACGGGATAAGGTACTCGACCTGCACGGGAAAATGCGCGCCAGCGTCGAAGATTTTCGCAAACAATCCGGCGAACGGGAAACCCTCTTCCGCGACACGCTCACCAAACAACAGAAGGAAATCAGTGACCGCTGGCACGCGGCCAACGTCCATGCCGCCGAAAAATATCCGCAGTATTTCGCGCCTGACCCGGCTGATCCCAAGGGCAACGCGCTCTTGGAACAGGGCTATCGGCTCGCGGACCTGGCCTTTGGTGTTCTGGACCCATCCGAATTTTCCAAGTTGCCGCAATCCGTTCAAAGCAAGCTCGTCAATGGCCGGTTACCACCGGCTGAAATGACCTTGCTGCACAGTGCCCTGCGCAACCGTTCCGCCGTCTATGACCGCCTCATTGCCCGGCTGAATCAGCGGGACGCCGAGAAGAAAGAATTGCAGGACAAATTGGCCGGGTTTGAAAAATCCCAGCCCGGTCGCGGTCAGGCCCGCAAGGTCGAAACCCCCGCTGGTAAAACGGGCGTGCCCTCCACCTTTGCCGAAGTGGATGCCGCTTTTGACCAGCTCGCCGCTGGCAATGGTTAAAATTTATGAACCCCACCGAAAAATTCCAGAATGCCGTCTTTGAAGCCGTTTCCCATGCCTCTAAAAACGGCGTGCATCCCGCCATCGTTTACACCGTCCTGGGCGGCTTACAAAGTGACGTACTTTCCGCCGTCAAACAAGCCAACCGCATGGCCAAAGACGCCGCTGTGGCCGAGACGGCCGAAACCATTGTGAATTCCAACAACTCAAAACCCGCCAATGAACCCGCTAATGTCATACAATTACCAAAAGCTGATCCCATTGACTGACCGGGTCATTATCGAACCCGCCCAAGGGCCGGAAAAAATCGGCGGCATTTTCATCCCCGACCAGGCCCGGCAAAAAAACACCCAGGGCCTTGTGGTCGCCGTGGGGCCAGGCCGCGTGTCAGAACATGGCGTTACCATCCCGATGACCGTCAAAGTCGGGGACGAAGTTGTGTTCAACGAATACACCGCCAGTCAAATCAAGGTGGATGGTCACGACCTTTGCATGATCCACGAAAACGAAATCAACTGCATCGTAAAAAAATAAAACCTATGCACTACAAAAATAAAAGAGAAGCCCACGAGGGCGAGCCGGTAATTGTTCCCCGCGACTACAATGGCAAGTTGACCGTGGGGGTCATTTACAACCTGCGCGAAGGCGTCACCTGTAATTGCGATGTCGCGGTCATCATTCCCGGTGGCATTGCCCAATTGACCTGCCAGGATGTCTCCCAGCTTTACCACGCCGCCGACGCCTTCGCCGCCATTGAATTGCAAATGACCTGTCCTGCCGTGGAAGTGGCCGCGCCGCCGCCAAAATCCCCGTAGCCGCCGACGTGAGTCGGCGCCATATTTCGGAGAATCCCAGTTGCGGGATAGAACAGTGGTAGTTCGGCAGCCTCATAAACTGCCTGTCCTTGGTTCGATTCCAAGTCCCGCAACCATTAAAACGTCAGCGCATGTTTCTGCCGTTGCTCGTGCAGCCGGTCCTGTTGCTTCATAAACCAGTCCCAGCTTGAATTTTCCACCGGCACGTCCGCGCCCAGCCGTTTGATTTTGAAGCCGCGTTGCCGCGCGCCTTCCAGGGCAATCGCCAGCCAGTCGAACAGGTCCGGGCTTTTCCCCATTCTTTCTTTCAAATCGTCCTTCGGCTCGACTTCAATTTTGTCGCCGGCTACGGTCTGGTACTCGCGCCAGCACCCTTCGGCCATCACATCCTCTGGCAACTCGCGCATCTGATTGCTCTCAATCGTCTCCCGAACCGAAAACCACATTTCCGTAATGAACTTGGAATAGTGTTCATTGCACTGTTTTAGCCGCCGCCGGCCATCCCGTTCCGTCACCCACAAATCGTAACGCACCGGACGTTGCGTCGTGAGTGCCCCGGCATCCACTGGCACGGGCGGGTTGAAGCCAAACTTGCGCGCAAAGGCGAACCCCACCGTGCCCTTGCCAAAGGAATCGTAAAAACAATTTTCGGGCGGAATACCGTTTTGTTCCAAATCCTCTTTCACCAGGTCCGCAATCTGATCTTCGGGCGGCAGGTTCGGGTTGACGACAATTTTCAGGGTGCGCGGGGGATTGACGCGCAAAAGTTGCGTGCCGTCCATGCCCTCGCCAAATTCAATCCAGCCGCCTACGCAACGGTCCCCGCCGCCATAAGCCGGGTCCACCGAGTAAATCCGCGTGCGCGGCTTGCCGTCCCAAATGGCTTTATCGTGGGCCTGATGCAGCCGGCACAGTTGCCGGGTTATCACGCGCGAATGTTCCAGGCCAATCCGCATCCGGCCCATGATTTGCGTCTCATATTCGGGTGAGTTTTTCCCGTAATCATGGGCCATGATCTTCTCGTAAGTGTGCCCAATCAAACCACGATACTTGTCATCCGGCTGGTCAAAGTTCGGACTGTCCAAGCCAATCAGATTCACACACGCACCGCCCAGCAACTTGATCGGCCACACCGTTGTCTTTTCCAGACCGTCCACTGCCGGCCAGCCGTCCAACGGTTCAGCCACAATGCCAAGCTGATCGTTGGGATCGTGACGGGGATTGCCGGACCCAATCACCTTCAACCCGCCCGCGCCGGTATTGCTCCGCATGTTCGGCAGACAGGCTAAAAAGGTCGGCGACATGAACTGCAATTCATCGCACTGGAACCGAAACCGTTTTTGTTTGATGCCGGAATTATGAACAATCAGTCCGTTGACACTGTATGATGGATGGCGCGCAACTTGGATATTATAGACTCGATGGCCTTCCTCGCCCGCGTTGGATTTTGAACCACGTCCTTTTCCAAGAATCTCAAGACGGTCCACCCGTGCGCTTGCAAAAACTCCGTGCGTTTGCGGTCCTTGATTTTTTGCAACGGCATTTTGTGATATGCCCCGTCCACTTCCACGTCCAATTTTATTTTTAGCCACGCCAAATCCAGATAATAAACGTGCGGCTGATGGCGTTTGGAACTTTGTCCCGTTGGCACACAAAAATTGTAGGCAGTTTCCGGGAAAATTGCCGCCAGAATTCGTTCGGCGGGAGACGGATCGTGACCAACTCCCCGGCCCGCATAGGGTTTGGTTTGAAATTTTCGCGGGTTGTTTTCCAACATGCGAATACGACGGCGTTGCCGATCCTCCAAGTTTGAAAGAATTGCAAAACTGATCGCTTTGCCCTTCGCCGTTTGATTGGTATTCGCCTGCATTTTCACAACATATTCCGGGTTGCTCATCCTCAATTTCATCATGCAGTGCTTTGAACAAGTGTTGTTCCTGTTGTCCGAAGGCAGAAACGTTTTCCGACAAACTGGACATTTTTTCGACCTGTCCGCGACGGAACAAGTTGTGTTGCAATAAGCCGGTGAGCCGCGCCTGTTGGTGGCCTTCCCGCAGAATTTGCAAGGTCTCATAGAGTGACAATACAATGGATTTGGAATCTAAGTCAACCGCATTTACCCAACCCGTCGAAGTAAAAAAAGGATGGTCTGGCGTGCAATCAATTTGGCGTCCGTCTGCGAAATGGATTCTGACCAGATATTCAGCCATTCGGTTGCCGATGGATTCAATAAAGCTCAAACCAGCAGCACACCACACTTGGTCCCTCGGCTTCAATTGTTCAATTGGAACCGGACCACTTGGAGTATCAATTGGAGTGCCTTTTGGAAAACAATAATTACCGAGACCCACCCATTGTTTTCCCTGGTAGCAGGCTTTACAAAACACACCTTTGCGGAGGTCCCGCACATCGTCCGAATTCGCCGCGCGGTCATCGGTCGCAATGCGCTGTTTATACTCAATCATGTGCCCCGCCAGCCACGGGAAATTTTCCTTGCCCGCTTTCCATAAACTTTTCATCTCGCCCCAAACGGCATCTTCGAGCTTGTCCCGTGTCGTGCTGCTCACCAGCACCGCCGTTTCATCCGGGTAAACCCAGTAATCAATCAGACTAAACTCGCTGGCGTGGGCCGTTTTCTGGCTGCTCGCCGCCCCCATCAAAATCGTGATGCTGTTCTTGATGATTTCCCGGTAAATCAATTCACTCCAACGGTGACAGTAACGGTCAGGCCAAATCAACTTGCGCGCGTTCAGATAATGCTTGAGCAACTGCGCCTCCCCCTCTCCTGGGGGAGAGGGCCGGGGTGAGGGCGGTTGTAGCACCATTTTCCACGTCCGCCGGATCATGTTGAATTCAATCTTTAGCGGGTCCGGTTTGCGCGGCCATTTCTGCCCATATTCATCTGTGTAAATCACCAACTACACTTAACCACTAGACAACCAACCTTTCAACGGTGACTTTGATTTTGAGATACTATGAGCATTTTAAGTGATTGTTGCCCGCCCTGTCCAACCGTCAACGTCAACACGCCCGGCTCGCCCGGAACCAACGGCGCGGACGGCGCGGACGGCGCGGACGGCGTTAATGCCTTCACCCTCACCACCGCCAATTTCACCCTGCCGGCGATCAGCGGCAACATCCCCGTCAATGTCGCCAATTCCAGTTGGATGGTCATTGGCCAGAATTTGTTTATCAGTGACGGCACCACCCAGGGAAACTTTGAGGTTGTGTCATTACCCACCAGTTCATCCGTTCAACTCGAATTTCTAGGTTATCCCGGCGATGGCACTCCAGGTATGGCCATCGTCGCCGGCGCCCTTGTCTCGCCTGCTGGTCTGGAAGGCGTTGCCGCGCCCACCCCGGCCAATACCCCGGCGATTGGTTCCGGTTCGGCTTATTCCCTCACGGCCACCCCGGCCCTGCTCAACCTGGGCACGGTCACCCCGTCCATCATCATTGCCGCCACGGGTAATTACCTTCTGGCCGCCTGGGCACGGTATGATTACAACGCCGCTACCTTTGCCACCAATCGCGTTGTCACTACAAAGATTCGCCGAACCAATAACACCCCGACCGACATTACTGGCACGACTCGCGCGTTCCTCACGCCCGTCAGTTTACTCGCCTGGAAAGCCACGAGTGGGGCTGATGAGATCACCACGCTCACTTACACCGCGACCGGATATGTCGTTGCGTTAATCCAGTATGCCGGCACGGCGGGCGATACGCTGGAACTTTGGGGGTCGGTGGACGTGCTGCCCACTGCCGGCAGCCTTGACGCCGTTGAAGCTTCGTTGATTGCCTTCGGCCCATTCTAATCGTGATGTGGCTACCGAAAAATCCACCTGGCTTTACGATGGCTGCCTCGACTTCGGCCTGGGCATAGATTCCGGCGTTGCGCCCCAATCCCTGCCCCGGAATCAGTGCGCGTTTGCCGTCAA